AATTAACTCAACTAATAGTTAATGTTTGTGAATTTGATGTTTGACGATCATCATTTGTTCATTTACCACCGGCTGGCTAAGTCAGAATTTGTAGCAGCTTTGGTTGCACTAGTAGCGCAGTCCGTAAATTTAAAACATATATCATGAATGTATTACGAGAACTTTCCCAAATGGGAGTAAAGCAAGATGCTTTAAACAAAGTTAGCCTTTTACTATATAGGATTATCACGGGCGATTCTACTATCTTGGTAGCACCAATCGGCTCTCAAGTAAGTCCAGAAAAGATCCTAGAAGGTTGGGATACTATCTTTGAGGCTAATCTTACGAAAATGAATGATGTATTGCTAGTTTTAGAGGCTAACAATCGTTCAAAGTATGGACCTCGATCGATAGCAGTACCGTGGTCTGAACGAAAGGATAGTGTTATAGACTCCTTTGAGAGTGAAAAGCCTGGTATCACGCGAATCGCCTATAAACCTATTCCTTATAATAGGCTTATGCCTATTTCAGAAGTAAGCGCAAAGAAGTATATCAAGAGAGCAACTAATGCTGGACTTCCTTACATGGTTAAGAAAGGTAAAGTGTTGGACTCCAATTTGATTTTAGACCAGACAAATTTCTGGCCCGCTGTTTTATTCACGAGAACTCAAGAAAATAAGAAAACCAGAACCGTATGGGGTATCAATCTTGACGATGTCCTAGAGGAGATGACGTTTTACAGACCTATCTTGAATTATCAAAAGATATTACCGTGGCGCGCTGCACTTAGAAAAGCCAATGATATTGATGAGGCTATTACAAAACTAATTCAATATGCTACACTACATGGTCTAAAATTACTTAGCATTGATTTTAGTAACTATGATAATTCCGTTAAGGAGAGTGGTCATAAATGGGTATTTAACGAATACTTTGCATCACTATTTCAGTCACAGTTTTCAGGTATTCTATCTGATCTTAGATACAGGTTTACTACTGTGCCGCTGCTTACACCTTATCAAATAATGAAAGGTAACCATGGAATTCCTTCAGGTTCAGCTTTTACTAATGAAGTCGGATCTGTTTGGCAACATTTTGTAGCTCAGGATTTCAACTCCACTGAGATTAAATTTGATCAGCAGCAAGGAGATGATGGAGCATATGCAACATCTGATCCCGAAGGTTTGAAAGATCATTTTAGAGAATACGGTGTTGAGGTAAACGACGACAAGTCCTATATTGCAGATAATTGGGTTATCTACCTGCAAAATCTCTATCACCCAGATTTTGTCGAAAAGGACGAACTAAATCAAGATATTATTAGGGGAATCTACCCTACGTATAGAGCTCTACTTAGGATAGTCTATCTTGAACGATTCAATGATATTTCCAAAGAGGCCAATCTAAATGGAAAAGATTACTTTGCTATCAGATCTTTATCTATATTAGAGAATTGTAAGCATCACCCTCTATTTGAGGAATTAGTATCATATGTGTGGAAATTGGACAAATTTTCGCTGGATACAAGCGACCAAGGCTTAGACGCTTATGTGCGTTTTCGTGAGAAGCAAGACGGTAAAGACATTCGATTTACAGAGTATAAGAGAGGTGACTCATTATCAATCAGAGATTTTGAATCTTATAAGCTAGTCAAGAAATTGAATGGATAATTGTGTCGGATGATGTGAAG